AATTAAAAATGACTTTGACGAAATTTATCCATGGAGCGATATAATCAGTTACAATTATGATGTTGAAAATGATAAAATTACAGCATTCTATGGAGAGCCTAATTTTTCTTTTGATGGAAGTAATGGAGAAGTACTTACAAAAATTCCAGAGTTTTATTGGAAAAGAGAAATAGTGGATGATTATGAATATATATATATTTCACAATATCATTTAGCTGATTTTATAAAATCTGAAGAGTTTAGTTTAGCAAGATATAAAATGTCAATTGATTCTAATAATGTAGCTCACTCTATTTCAGGTGCCTTTCCTGTTGTATATAAAAATATGAAAGACCACAGAGATCTTTCTAAAACAATGGGAGAAGAATTTTGTCTAATGGATTACAGATTTTTCATTATACAAATGCTTTATCTTGTTGAGTATGCAGATTATAATTCACAAGCAAAGCTAGGACAAGGTAGAACATCATTTAGATATTCGGACAGTGATAAAGCACTTGTATCTGAGGAAAATACCAATAGAATTATTATTAATTCAAATTCAGCTAAAAACTTTATTGTTGGACAATATATAAAACTTGGTACAGTTAATGCAGGTCAGAACAATATAGCTAGTAATTTACAAATAGTAAGAAAAGAAGATTATTCAGAAGGAACTATAAATGGAACCGCAATTTATTTTGATGGCTCTCCAGTTAATATTGAAATTGGTAATGTAATTAGTTCACAGGTCCAGTTAACAGGTGGATGCGATATTTTAGGAATGAAGTCTGGCTGTCTAGATAATTCGGGAAAATCAGCTGTTATTTATAGAGGCTTAGAAGATATATATGGAAATGCATGGGAGAGAGTAGACGGTGTTAATTTAAAAAATAAACAAGCTTTTATATGTTATGATCCTAAAGAATATGTATCTGATAAATTTGATGAACCATATAAACCTATTAGTTATATATGTCCTACACAACAAAACTGGATAAAGAGAGAGGGCTTTGATGAAAATCATCCCATTGTTCAATTACCAGTTGAAGTAGGAGGCTCAAGTTCAACATATATGTGTGATACAGTTTATACTAATGGTAACGGAGGAAATACAGTGCTGCTGGTTGGTGGTCATATTCACAATGGTAGTTCGATAGGCTTGTTCGCTGCCCACATCTCTGACCCGTCTAGGAATGTTTATAATACTATAGGTTGTCGTGTCCTTAAATACCAGTAATCAAAAGGGGGATGGGGGGAAAATATTTCCCCCGAAGAATTTAATAAATAATATTTTTATACAAGAATATCAATATAAAGTTCACGAATTACTATGTTTACTATAATTTTCATAATGCTATAATTTTTTATAGGGATTTTATATACAAAATATTAGAACAAGCCCTTTGCTGCTGGTTGGTGGCTCACTTGCTTCCTTCTCAGCTGGAGGCTTGTTCGCCATCCTTGCTAATATTAAGAATTCTATTTCTTCAATTAACGAAGGTTTAGGTTGTCGTGTCCCTTATAATATATTAATATAAATAGGAAAATGGTATACAATAAAACTATTTGTCTGGCAATCTGCTGGTTGGTGGTCTTTATTATTATGGTGAACAGGTAGGCTTGTTCGCTACTAATGTTTGGATTCTTAGTAGTACTGCTGTTAATTCTATAGGTTGTCGTGCCCTTTATATTATAAATAGGAAAATGATATGCAACAAAATTGTTTGTCTAGAAAGCTGCTGGTTGGTGGTCATCTCGATTACAAGTTAGGAGGAGGCATGTTCGCTACTCATATTTATTATACCTTGTCTGCAATTTCTGCTTCTATAGGTTGTCGTGTCCTTAATATATTAACAATATAAATTGGAAAGTGATATACAATTAAAGATTTTTCTTTTTAGTGCTGCTGGTTGGTGGTGTATATTCATATGTACTTAATGTAGGCTTGTTCGCTATCAATCTTTGGAATAGCACTAATACTGGTGCTCATAGTTTAGGTTGTCGCGTCTTAAAAAACAAATAAAAATATTGGAATTTGATATACAGTTAAAATATTTTGTCTCCAGTGCTGCTGGTTGGTGGTCAGTATTATTATGGGGTACATATAGGCTTGTTCGCTATATATGTTCATACTTCACTTTCTTGGGGCTCTGCTGGAGTAGGTTGTCGTGTTTTTATAGTGTGTACTAAATTTAAAATTGGAAATTGATATACAATTGAAACTACTAGCATTACACTGCTGGTTGATGGATCTTTCTTTAATTTCTTGGAGGTAGGCTTGTTCGCTTCTAATCTTAGAAATTCAATTTCTTCAGCTTCTCAGGGTTTAGGTTGTTATGTCCTTATATAAATAGTATTATAAAATTAGAGATTGGAATTTTGATATACAATAATTGTTATTACAAGTGTTTGTGCTGCTGGTTGGTGGTCATTGTAGTTACAGCTCTTCGTTGGGCTTGTTTGCTCTTCACATATATGACTCATTTTCTACTGCTTATTTTACTATAGGTTGTCGTGTCCTAGTAAAATATATATCGGAGTCTGGTATACAATTAAAGTTTTTTAGCTAATAGCTGCTGGTTGGTGGTCATATTCACAATGGTAGTTCGATAGGCTTGTTCGCTGCCCACATATCTGACCCGTCTAGAAATGTTTATAATACTATAGGTTGTCGTGTCCTTATTTTTGAACTTGTATATCATTTTCCACAGCGCTTGCTGAAAATTAGTCGAACTGGACTGGCTTAGTAGTTTAATTATTTTTTAAATCGAAAAGTTGGTAGACAAAAATAAGAGGTAAATAAACATGAAAAGAATAGGATATATTTACGAAAAAATTTGTGACAAAAATAATATAACTGAAGCTATAAAAAATGCATCAAAAGGAAAAAAGAAGAGAAAATATGTAGCTGAAATAAATAAGAAAATTAATGTGTATGTAAATATTATACAAGGAATTTTATTATCTAAGTCATATATACCAGGTGTATATAATAAAGCTATTATAAAAGATAAAAATAATAATAAAGAACGAACAATATATAAATCAAAGTTTTATCCAGATCAAATTATTCAATGGGCTTTAATGCAACAAATTGAGAGCATATTGTATAAAGGAGCATATTATTATTCTTGCGCTTGTATTAAAGGAAAAGGAATAATGCATGGCATGAAGTATATAAAAAATATATTAGTTGAAGATAAAAAATATACAAAATATTGTTTGAAAATTGATATAAAGAAATTTTATCCCAGTATAGATAAAGAAACATTAAAAAGAAAATTTGAAAGAAAAATAAAAGATAAAGATACCTTAAATTTAATATTTAAAATTATAGATAGTTGTGAACAAGGAATTCCAATAGGCAATTATACTTCACAAGGCTTTGCTAATTTTTATTTACAAGATTTAGATCATTATATAAAAGAAGAGTTGAAAATAAAACACTATGTTAGATATATGGATGATATGGTTTTATTTAGCAACAACAAAAGAAATCTTCATAAAATAAAGTTGATACTAGATGATTATTTAAAGAAAGAAGGACTAGTAATAAAAGAAAATTGGCAAGTTTTTAAAGTTGATTCAAGACCTTTAGACTTCCTGGGATATAGATTCTATAGAGGATATACAACTCTTAGACGTTGTAATTTTTTGCGAATTAGGAGAAGAGTTAAAAAAATTTATAAGAAAAAAGAATTAACATATAAGGATTCATCTGCAGTAATGAGTTATTATGGATGGATAAAACATTGTGATAGTTATAACTATAATCAGAAGAATTTAAAGCCATATGTTAATATATATGATTGTAAGGAGGTTATTAGAAATGAAAGTAGAAAGCAATCAAGTTCCACAAAAAAAATATGAAATTGAAAATCATATCAATGGTAAAGTTGATGTGATTTTTTTTGACAATGTTGTAGAGGAAGAAGAAAAAGTAATTTATGATATGTACAGAATAACAATTTTATACAGAGAAACAATAGAAGAACATATAAGGGATAATTATGATCAATGGTTAGAATATGCAAAGAAAAAAGAATATGACGAACTTTCTTTAAAAATAAGAGAAAAAAGAAATAAACTATTACAAGAGTCTGACCAGTATATGTGTCTAGATAGAATGAATATAGACGTTTCAAATGATGAAGAAATAACTGTGTCTACTGTTATGAAAATAGCAGTAGCTTTTTTAAAATCTATTTTTAAAATCTTAAAAGGCGATTATGCTAAATATCGACAAGAACTTAGAGATATAACAGATCAACCTGATTTTCCATATAATGTGGAATTTCCTATTCTTCCTTCAGATAAAAATAAGGAGGAATAGAAATGCAAATACTTGAAATTATAAAAAATTATTGGGTACTAATAACTTTCATTGCTGGAGGTATTAGTACTTTTTTTATGTTTGTTTTTTATATGATTCAAGCTGTTAAATGCAGCTTAAGAAATGATATACTAGACATTTATGATAGAGCTGTAGCAAGAGGCAAGAAAATTACTCATTATGAATTAGATGCATTAACACATAGTGCTGATGTGTACTTTAAATTAAGAGGAAATTCGTTTGTAAAAGCTCTAATGGAAAAAGTAAAATGCTTTGAAATTATAGATTAGAAAGAAGGTGAGAAATATGAGTATAACAGTAGGAATTATAATTACAGCATTAACATTAATTGCTGGAGAAATTACAAAGTTATTCAATGTGGATAGTAAATATATTCCAGTTCAAAATATTATAATAACTATTTTAGCTAGTGTAATATGTATTATATTTAATATAGAGAACATGAGTATTTTAGAAACAGTTATTACTTGTGTGTTTGCTACTATGGGAGCTGGAGGAATATACGATTTATCTAAATTAGTGAAAAAAACAGAGGTATAAGAGCTATACCTCTGTTAATTTTAATGCCTTAAAATGGCAATATGAAGGAGTGATTTTATGGACGAAGATGTAAAAGTAACAGTTGAGTTATTTGATGAAGAAAAATATCAAAAAAATATAGAAGAAAACGATTTTTCTATGAAAGATACAGATGGAATAGGAGATGATGAGTAATGAGTGTACCAATTACAAAGATTTTATGTCCAGAAAGCAAATATAATATTAAATGTCCTTACTCAATGAATCCAGAAGGTATTAGCATTCATAATACAGCAAATGATGCATCTGCTAAAGCAGAAATTTCATATATGATAGGTAATAATAATCAAGTATCGTTTCACGATGCTGTAGATGATACTCAAGTTGTAAACGGAATTGATCATAATAGAAACGCTTGGCATTCAGGAGATGGTTCTAATGGTTTTGGAAATAGAAAGACTATTGGAATAGAAATATGTTACTCATTATCTGGAGGAAGCAGATTTATTCAAGCAGAAAAAAATGCAGCTTGGTATATTGCGTATTTAATGAAGCAATATGGTTGGGGATTAGATAGAATCTCAGATAAAAGAATTGGAACCCATCAAGATAGATCAGGTAAATATTGCCCCCATAGAACTCTAGATATGGGAATGAATAGATTTTATGATATGATCAAAGAAGAATATTATAAATTAACAGGCACTAATTCTAATACCGCAGATATATATCGTGTTCAATTAGGAGCTTTTAAAAATAAAGAAAATGCCCAAAGAAAAGCTATAGAGCTTAATACTAAAGGTATTGATACTTACATAGTAAAAATTGATGAATATTATAAAGTTCAATGTGGAGCATATTCTAATAAGCAAAATGCTATAAACAGAGCTAATAAATTAAGTTCTATGGGATATGGTACATATATACCAGGATTAAATATAAGTACTAAAGTAAATCAACAAGTAGGAGAAAAATATAAAGTAACAAGTGTATATCCTAATATTAGAAGTTCAGCAAGTCTAGATTCTTCTATAGTTCGTAGAGCAGTTTATGGAGAAATTATATATGTAACAGATATAGTTAATGGCTTTTTAAAATTATCTGATGGGACATATTTAAGAGTAGGTTTTGCTGATAAAGTTTAGTTTTTTTTAGAATAGCGGGGAGAAATCCCCGCATTATTTTTTTTGTAAATATAATTCTATTTGTTCTCTTAACCATACTGCGTATGGCTTGTCTAATTTATCTAGAAAATCATTAGCTAGGTTTTTATCTATCTTAGCAACCATCCTTTTGTATTTGCTTTCTTCCCATTCTTTTTCTTTTTTATAATCTCTTGCCATAAATAAACCTCCTTGACAAACTAATTTTAAAATAATATAATTAGAGAAAGAGAAGAGTTTTCTCTTTCTCTAGGATTTATTAATTATCGTGGGGATAATCTTCTAAAATCCATTGGTCTACTCTTTCAGCCCATGATAGAGTAGGCTCTTTTTTATCTCTTGTAAAGAGATTTAATAGAAAGTTTAGCATCTCATCACCTCCTTACACTAATATTATATCATACGGTGTACCGTATGTCAAGAAAAATGATAGAAAAAGCTAATAAATTTATAAAAATAAAGAGGCACTTAAGATACCTCTTCGTTTGTTTTATTATATTCTTTAAAATACTCAAAAAATCTTCCTATTATATCTCTTTGTTCTAATGTTAGTGATGTACTATCATTAGTTATTCCACAAAACTCATGTATCGTAATTTTTAAAATATCACATGTTTTAAAAATGCAGAAAAGTGATAAATTATAGTTACCTCGTTCAACTTCACTAATATAATTATTTGACAAATCAAGTAATTCTGCTAATTCTGCTTGAGTTAAACTTTTTTGTTTTCTAACAATTCTCAGACGATTTCCTAAAAATATTCTAAATTCTCTTTCATCAGATATATTATTTAAATACATTTACATTACTCCTTTTTTATTATTTAAATTGTATATCGATTTGCATATAAAGTTGAACAAAGTAAATCAAGAATGATTTATGGTTAGCTGTTATAAATAAAAAATAACTTAAGTGTGCTCTACATGATTTTGGTGCAATTTTGGTGCAAATTTTAAAAATATTATCAAATTTATGCTTATATAAGCAAATATGTATTTTTAAATAGATGCTTATATATCACGCTTTTGCAGATTTTATACAAAAAATATATAACCCGTTTCCCGCTCCAACTTATTCTTTAAAAGTGTTGATTTATCAATACTTTTTTAAGCTTATAAAATATTTTGGTGCAAATTTTGGTGCAATTTTTTGTGGCAACTTAGCCAAGCGGTAAGGCACGGGTCTGCAACACCCTGATGGTCGGTTCGACTCCGACAGTTGCCTCCATGATTTTTTTATAAAATCACATTGTAAAATTTTTTTATTAACATCTTACATAGCGGTGTAAGATGTTTTATTTTTTATAAAGTATCTATTGCATTAGATGCTTTTTTATCTAGAGCCTTTATAAATTTTATATATGTATCCATAGTTCTTTTGATACTTGAATGACCAAGTCTTTCTGATATTGTTTTTAAGTCAATACCTAACTCTAAAAGTATAGTTGCATGTGTATGTCTTAATTCATGAAATGTTATTATTTTTATTTTTTTTCTTTCTTCAAAATTCTTTAATTTATCGTTTATAGAATTGATATTCATGTTTTCAAAAATATACTCATTATTTTTATATACTTCTTTATATTCAAGTAATGTTTCGATTAAAGAATCTGGTATAGAAATTGTTCTTTTTGAATGTTTATTTTTGCATATACGAGTAATCATTCCTTTACCAGCAATGTAATGTCTAGTTTTATTAACTGACAAAGTTTTTTCTTTAAAGTTAATATCTTTCCAGGTTAATCCCCAAACTTCAGATCTTCTTAAACCAGTTTTTAGAGTTAGTTCTATTATTGTTCTAAATTCTAAAGATTCATCTTTTAAAAGTGTGAGAGCTCTTTTATATTCATTCATGTCCCATACTTCAAATAGATCTTCTTTTCCAATTTCTGATTCTAAATTTCTTAATTTATTAGCTAATTTAATTTTTTTGCATGGATTATATTCAATTAGGTCACATTCTACGGCATAAGAAAGACATGAAGAAATTATACTCCAGTATTTTTCTATGGTAGCTTTTGCTAAGGGTTTAGATTCTCTTTTATCTTTAGATAATGTTTTACATTCTTTTATTTTTAAAATGTAACTATTTAAAATAAATACATTAATATCTTTAAGTTTATAATTACCAATATAAGGTAATATTCTATTATTCAAATCTTGAATATGTTTATGTGTAGTGATTGGATTACAGTTTGGTGCAATTACATCACGCATCCATATTTTTGAAAATTCGAAGAATGTATATTTAGTATTAATGTAATTCCCCTTATTAACTTCTTCAATAAATTTTGCTAATTCTATTTGTGCATATTTAGGTTCTACAAAGTCAATTGTTTTTGAATGTCTGATACCTTTAATCATATATTGTAATCTTAATTTATTTCCACGTTGTGTTATAGTACCTGCCATTGTTATACCTCCTTAATGAAAATTGAAAAAATGTAGAGCACACTTAAATCATTTTTTATTTTCATTTTTGCATCCCTCTAAATCGTCTAATTTGTACTTAAAAATTAAATTTAATATATTTCGAGGTATAACTTCACTATTTGCAATAGTAAATTCTTTATTTTGGCTTTTAAAACGTTTTAATATTAATAATAGCAAAAAAACAATTTCATCATCTTTAGATGTAATTATTTTAGGGTTGATAGAAAAATATTCTGCAACAAATGTTTCTAAATATGTTGCTGTTATTTCGCCAGTATCAAAATAGAGTAGATGTATTTCCTCCTTTCTTAAATAGTCATAAATTTCGTTTAATTCTTCCATGTTTAAATCCTCCTTTTAATTAAACTCATTTATTTAATTAAAGGTAAAGTATCACACTTTACATAATAAAATAAACTGGAAGAAATTATAGCACTATGTTTACATAAATAAAAACAAGTGCTTAGTGAATAATATTATTAACTACTTTGAAATATGATGTAGAAAATTACATAAATATACTTATTTTTTACTTTTTTCTTGTTGCTTTATAAACTTGATATATTCAGATATCTTTTTTATACTGTCCTCAGATAATTCTTGATTTTCTATATCCAATTTTCTTATTAAAGATAAAGTTTTTATTGGAATATCATTTTTTTCACTTGTTCTTCCTAGAACATAATCGGTAGAAACGCAATAGTGATCTGCAATTTTTAATAAAATATTAGGTGGTAATATACGAAGTTCGTTTTCATATTTTGATATTGTTGATGGGTTTGACCCAATAGCTTTAGCTAAATCCTCTTGAGTTTCATTGTAACTCTTTCTTAAATCTTTTATTTTGTTCATCGTTATTCTCCTTTTTTTAAAAAAATTTTCCAATATGGAAATTATAACATTTCTAATTTAATAAAACAATAGTTTTACATAAAAAAGTCCAAATTGGAAAAACAAGTAAAAATACAGTTGACAATTTGGAAAAATGATTGTAAAATCAAATTGTACAAAATGGAAAAATGGAGGTGATAAAATGGAAAATTATTATATAGAAATAAATGTGAAAAGAATAATGGATATTAAAGGCATAAGCATTCAGACAGTTCTTGATGAAATGGGATGGAAAAGCGTGTCTACTTTTTATAAAAAGGTTAATGGAAAAAGTAATTTTTCGATAGCAGAAGCCTTATTAATATCTAAAATTTTAAAGGAACCTATATATAAAATTTTTATTCTAAAAAAGTCCAAAACGGAAAGTTGTGAGGAGATGTAAAAGTGGAGAAAAAATTACAAGAGATGATAGAAAAATATTATACAAATACTTTTGGAAAAAGAGTACCAAATAAAAAAGAATCGTTTACGTTGGAAATTCTTAAAATTTTAGCTTTGCAAGAAAATCTAACAATAAACGATGTCAACGAAGTTTTAGATGATGTGAAAAGTATTCTTAATATGTATTGTTTTTATCATCCTTAATTATTTGATTATAAGCCTCATTGTATGTTGAAGATAAATCATAAATGACATTAGACATTATATCTTTTTTATCTATGCTTTTGTATTCATCATTATGTTCAACATAGTATTTAGCTGCTAGAACAGCTAAATCATGAGCTTTTTGTTCAATATTCAATATAATCGCCTCACTTTCGAGATGATTATAGCAATAGTTTAAATATGAAAAGGAGGATGATAATTTGGAAGATACATTATATACAACTCAAGAAATAGCAAAAAGATATAATGTTAGTTCTTGGACTGTATCACAGATTTGGGTAAAGAAACAAGGATTGAGATGTAAACGAGGTAGACCACATAGATTTAAATTAAAATGGGTAGAGGATTTTTTAGAGAAACAAGCATTACAAGATACAGAAGAATGTATAAATTTTAATACATCCTATATAAGCAAAGGAAAAATAAGAAAACAACGTCTTGTTAGTAATAACAATTTAAAAATAAGTCTACAAGATATTATGTAGGAGGAAAGTAAATGTTTTGTGAAATAAAAAAAGCGAGTACTTTTATAAAAAAGCACTCACATAAGAACATAACATAATTATATCACAAACATTTATATTTAACAATAAGGGGGAGTGATATATGAGTCAATATGATAATACAAAATTTTATTGGTTACAATTGAAGGAGGACTTTTTTGAGGAAGACTCAATAGCATGGCTTGAGGAACAAGGACCAAATGGAACAGATTATGCATATTTTTATTTAAAGCTATGCTTGAAATCTTTAAAAACAAATGGAATTTTGATAAGAAAAGTTGGTCAGGTACTAGTTCCATATGATTGTAAAAAATTAGCAGAAATCACTAGAATAGATTTTGATACTGTAAAAACTGCTATGGAACTACTTCAACAAATAGGGCTTGTACAAATTTTTGAAAATGGAGAAATCTATTTACCACAAATTGAAAATATGATTGGATCTAAAAGTAAAGGAGCATTCAAAAAGCAGCAACAAAGGCAATCTTTAGGTACGGCGGACAAATGTCCACCCTTGTGTCCACCAGAACTAGAACTAGAATCAGAAATAGAATTAGATGATAGATGGATAGATAATAGTGAGGCGGACGAAAAAAAATTAATAGATGTTATATCCACAGATAAATATTTGAATAAACTAAATTTTGTCCAGGACATAACAAATAACTACGATGGATTTTTCAAAGATAAAGAAGTGTATGTTGATTGTCTATTAGTAAATTTAGATTCACTACCTAATAAGGAAATTTTAAAACTTAAATATACTCAAGAAGCAATAAGATATTTTGTTGATCTTAATGAAACAAAGGTATTAGAAATTTTAGATTTGTTAATAGTTGAGAAAGTCCTAGCAAATGTAGGTAATAGGAAAGCATCAGAAATCCGAAAACCTCTAAAATATTTTATTACATCTCTGGAGACTGAAATTATTAATAAAGTTAATCATGAAATAAATGGAGGATTTATAGGTGGATATTATTGAAGAGGCAGAACAAATTGAGATTAATTATTTAACTCCTGAAGAAATACCTAAAAATGCTGAAATAAATGAATTAAATACAAAAATACAAAATTTAGGAGTAAGAAGGGCTAAAGTACTTGCAAGTAAGAAAATTAGTGTTAATGAGAAAAATTTAGAAATTCAAACAATAGATAACGAATGCAATTATTATATGCTCAAAAGAAATAAATTAATGGATGAATTATATGGAGGAACTAGATGATAAGACAAATTTTAAAACAAATGAAATTGTATTATGAAAAAAATGGTTTTTATCCTAGGCGAATTCACATAACTAGAAAAAATTATAAAAGATTATTTTAGAATGTTTGTAAGTGTTAATGAAGAATATGGTCAAATTCATGTAACCTTCTATAATGAAACAAAATCAGAGTTAACATTAATCAAGCAAGATATTAATACAAAGAAAGCTCTTTCAGAAGTAGAATTTAAGATAACAAAAAATAATTTAGCAACTGGGGAAGAGACCATATTAACAGAGTCTAAAAAGACAGATGCAAATGGTAGAATATATTTTGATTTAGGAACAGCACCTCAAAATACAACAATAGTATACACTTTTACAGAACTATCACAACCACAACCAAATGACAC